TTTATTTATATTGTTAAAATTATTATTGGAAGGAGAAAAATATGAAACTACAAACAAATGACTACCTGGAAATCTGTCCAGGTTGTTTAGCTTGTTACAATCAAGGGCGCCTAACTTTTTATTGGTTTAGGTTAAATAAAGATACAACACTAAAACAAATTGAAGCTGCGCTTGACATTGAAGAGATACACAAGAGAGCAAAAACACCGTACGCATGCGGCGGTGATGAGGTACACATACAAGATAATGATTTCAACGGCGGCGAATACATGACCGCAAAAGAAATTTATGGATATGTTGAGCTGCTGCAATTGGTCCCTTCATTTGATTATGTAAGAGCATTTAAAGATATATATTTAATGAATGATGAATTTGAATATAGAGAATGGAATAAATCAACAAAGCCAAGCGACGCATTTAAACGATTCGCTGAAGATGTCATGACGTTTGACAATGACAGAGAATTTAATGAGTACCTGGAAGAAACATTTACAGAATCTATACCAATTCTAATTCATAAAAATGACGATAACCCATTAATAAATTATATTGATTGGGATAAAGTTGTTAGAGATTTAAAAATGGATTATGAAGAAACAGAGATAAGCGGCACAATATACGCATGGAGGAGTATATGAACAGAAACGAAGTATATAATTTGTTGTTAAATTTTGCTGAAGGAGTTGAAGCAGACACAACGGCAGCGCAGCAAGTCATGGGAGTAGGTCGAGCAATAAGAATATTAGATAATAATATCCGTGAAGTGATCACTCCGCAGCAGAAAACAAAGTACGACAAACTGATCGGAAAAATTAATGATCAGTACGAGATGAACAATGCATAAGAAATGGAGATTTATGTTAAAGAAATACGAAGAGCCAAAAATTTATGGTCCTGGATATATCAAGATGTTACAAAAGGAAGTAATAAAAGATATGACAAAGTTATTTAATGACAAATGGGAAGACATGGAGTTAGGCAGCAGTCAGGCAGATTTAGTTGAGTCAAAAGTTATTAAATCAATTAATGACACGTTCAAAGAATTACGTTAAAATTAATTAAAGGAAGGAGAGAGTTATGCCAAGTATAAAAGTAGATAGCGAGACATACTTCCAAATATGTTTCATTACTGCTAAATCATTAATGACTGATAAGCAAAAAAAAGAATTTGACTTAATCATTAGTGGAAAACTAGATGACCATTTTAAAAATGCAAAGTGAGATATTTACGGCGCATAGTTACTGCTTGATTTGTAGAAATACATTTGCATATCAAACAGTATCAAACCATTTTGAAATGTTCTGTTCGCCTGAATGTAATGAAGCATATCATTCGCCAGTGCAAGCATAATATAATATACGTACGAGAGAGAGAGCCGCAGCAATGCGGCTTTTTCTTATGCCGTCAATTCTTCCTGGTAAATCGTGATCATGTTTAAACGCCTGGAAAAACGCCTGGACTGATCCGTTCCAGGAGATCGTGATCAGAAAAATAGATCTCCAATTTAATATACTGGATCATCTTTTTATAAAAAATAGTACTGTATTTGTAAGGCGAACGCATAAGCCACACGTACACGCACGACAGACTACAGACGGCAGCACCGCGCAGCATAACCCTGCATACAATATACACATGATTACATAACCCCCATACCTTAATCTGGCGGCGTCAAAAATATATATGAATACGTCAATGTTTATGTGGCAATTTGTGGAGGTGGTAGGAGTCGAACCTACGTTGGTTAGATGAGTATTTGGATAAGCATGTAACCCTTACCAGATCACCCCCATGTCTACAGTATACTATATATAGTGTAGACTATCTACATATAGTACAACATATTGTATTATATGGTGCAGAGTCTGGTAGTGGACGTATCGATCCCTGTGTCACTCCCAACCCAAACCAGTTTATTAAGTGTAGTAACGACGTATGCTCTCTCTCTAATAAATAAAATGTGAGGAAGATCCCTCAACGGACGACTAAGGCGGTCCTGCTAGTCCAACCTATCGATTACGATTCCTTATCTTGTGATGTTTGTATAGGCAGGAACACCACAATGCTTATCCTTGATATGGTACACTATAGCAGAGAGATATGTCAAATAATGAAAAAATCACTATCTGTGTTGCAGACAATTGTTTAGTCCCATTACCAGAAGGACGTAAGAAGTATTGTAGTGATAGATGTTCTAAAAGAACAAGACAACGTGCCTGGCGTGCAAGTAAACCAACAACAGAACTACAAGTAGAAAAGACTGTAGATGAGAACGTTCAGAAACGTAGAGGAGATTACTACGCCATTATGAAGAAAAAAAATTTTTTCGACGACATTTTACAAGGTAATAAAACAAAAAAAGAAGTAGCAAACATACTAAGCTGCAGTCCGTCTACAGTATCAAGAGCTGTTGCAGCATACTTAGAAGACGTAGAGAAGGAAGCAGCGATCGAACGACGTGGGGATCCATTCGAACTGCAGGCAGATGTCGACTCTTTTGTAGAGTTTCGAGATCAATATTTCTTAACAGAACAACAAAAAAATTATGAAACACCTGACTTCCAAAAGAAGTGGATTGGTGCTATCTTAGATAGTATAAAACACGGTAAACGTTTAATGGTTCTGTCACCACCTAGACATGGTAAAACAGATCTACTAACACACTTTTGCGTATACATGATTTGTAAAAATCCAAACATACGTATCATGTGGTGCGGTGGTAACGAAGATATTGCACGTAACTCCGTAGGTGCTGTACTAGATCACTTGGAGAACAATGAAGGACTTATACAAGATTACGGAGACTGGGACGGATTTAGACCTTCTAATCGCGGCGGAAAAAGTTGGTCGTCCAGTCAATTTACTGTTGCAACTAGAACAGTCTCTGGTATTAAGTCGCCAACTCTTGTCGCAATTGGAAAAGGAGGTAAGATCCTTTCCAGAGACGCAGACCTTATTATTGCAGACGACATCGAAGATCATGGCTCAACTGTGCAACCAAGTGCTAGAGAAAACACAAGAAACTGGTGGACCACAACTTTACAGAGTAGAAAAGAAGAACATACAGGAATGGTCGTCATCGGATCAAGACAACACCCAGACGATCTATACCATCATCTCTTAGAAAACAGTGCGTGGGAAACTATTGTAGATCGTGCGCATGATTTAGAAGTACCACTAGAAGACGAGTCTATAGATCAAAGTAAACACATGTTATGGGCTAGTAAACGTACACATAAATGGTTGTTAGAACAATTAGCTGCTGCAGAGACTACAGGTGGTAGAAATATTTTTGAAATGGTTTATCTGAACAAAGCTATACCAGAAGGTATGGAATTGTTTACAGCAGAGATGATTGATCAGTGTTTAGACAAGTCAAGAAAACTAGGAGATATACCACCAGGTACAAGTCTTATTGCAGGATTAGATCCTGCTAGTACAGGTTATCAAGCAGCAGTGTTATGGGCATATAATGTAAAAACACAACAAGTATGGCTTGTAGATATGAAAAACGATCAAGGTGGTGGTATACAAAAAGCACATAATCTTATGAAGGAATGGTATGACAAATACTGGTTAGCACATTGGATTATAGAAGAAAACGGATTCCAACGTGCTATAGGACAAGACAGAGACATAAAGTTATGGGCAGCTAATCACGGTGTACGTATAGAAGGACACCAGACATATAAAAACAAATGGGATCCTACATTTGGTGTTACAAGTATGGTAGGCATGTATGAACAAGAAAAAATAAATATACCTTATGCAGATTCAAAAACACAAAGACTTGTAAATATTTTTAGACAACAATTAATTTATTTTTCACAAGCAGGTGCAAGTAACTCACGTAATGTAAAAACAAAAACTGACTTAGTTATGGCTAGTTGGTTCCCTATGAAACGTATACGCACCAATGTAAAAATGATGTTGGCAGAAGCAGAGAGCGACTATACTCCTTCTTATAGTTATTACAAACAGAGCGAATACAACGAGGTTTTTTGGTAATGGTGTATACCCCAGATGAATTATTAATTAAGACTGATGACCTAAAAGGCATGCACGAACATAGCGGACATTATGAGTACCGCGATAGAGTTCGTTCTATTATGAATGGTGGCAGCAACGGTATTGCTGCATTGTTAGGTGAGAGTGCAAAAAATTATGACATTGACTTACCTATACCAAATCTTATAAACTCTGGTCTTGAACATTTAGCACAAAAATTAGGACGTATGCCAGACATAAAGGTAGACGCTTATGCAGAGAGTGATCGTGCAAAAGCAAAAGCAGAAAAACTAGAACGTATTGTATCTAACTTAGACAGTAATTCTAAGATGGACATGCAGTTGCCACAAGCAGCTAGATGGTTACCTGGTTATGGTTTTTGTGTATGGATTGTCAGACAAAAAATGTCACCTGACGGTATTATGTATCCACACGCAGAACTACGTGATCCTTATGATTGTTATCCAGGATATTATGGACCAGACCAAGATCCAAAAGAATTAGCACTAATACGACTTGTACCTAATGCTGTAATAAAAAGTATGTATCCACAAGCAAAGGTTATGGTTGATGAGTCAAGTCAATTCCCATCAGGTTATAGTAAATTTAAATATCATGATGGTTTCCAAAGAGGTTGGGATAATCACACAGCAGACGGTACAGAACTTGTAGAGTATTACGACGAAGAAGGTACTTATGTATTTTTACCAGATACAAAACAAATTCTGGACTTTACACCTAATCCTTTAAAATCTGGACCTAGATTTGTAATATCTAAAAGATTTAGTTTTGACAGATTGTCAGGACAATATGATCATGTATTAGGTTTGATGGCAGCTATGGCAAAGATTAACGTCTTATCCATAATTGCTATGGAAGACAGCGTATTCACAGAAACGAATATTATTGGTGAATTAGAGAGTGGGAACTACAAACGCGGTAGATTTGCAGTCAACTATTTAACACCAGGTTCACAAGTCGCTAAACCACCAAATAATGTTCCTTATCAGTTGTTTCAACAGATAGACAGGATAGAGAGACAACTACGTGTTGGTTCTAGTTATCCAGTAAGTGATGACGCTATATCTCCTAACAGTTTTGTTACTGGTAGGGGATTGCAAGAGTTACTATCGTCCGTAGATCTAAACGTAAAAGAATATCAATTATCACTTAAAAATGCAATAGAAGAATTAGATTATAAACGTTTAGAAATGGACGAAGTGCTTAATGGTAATAAGAAAAAACCATTAGCAGGATATTTGCAAGGCACTGCATTTGCAGAACAATATACACCTAGCACAGACATACAAGGTATGTACAAGACTAGACGTGTGTATGGAGTTATGGCAGGATTCGATGAACCTACAAAGATTGTCTCTGGTTTACAATTATTGCAAGCAGGAATAATTGACAAAGAAACATTACAAGAAAACATGGACGGACTTGATAATGTACAAAAAATTAATGATAGGATATTAAAAGACGAAGCAGAACGTACATTGTTTGAAACATTAAAAGTACAAGCTAGTCAAGGCGATCCTAAAGCAACAATGGCATTAGTACAGATTTATAAAAATCCAAACTCTATGCAATCTATATTAGATAAATTTTATACAGCAGAAGAGCCAGAAGTACCAGAAGGAGAAGCAGCATTATTAGATCAATTAGGTGGACAACAGATACCGCAAGGTCCTGCACCTGATATACGATCATTATTATTAGGAGGTGTGCAAGGTGCCTAGTCCATTTAACGAACGTGAATTTTTAAATTTTCAATTTGCTGATATTGTCAACAACTGCTTAGTTGATGTATGGCAAAAAACAGAAGAAACTATTGCAGATCATGATGACGAAATATTTGCAGATGAACCAGTTATTACAGACATGCCAACAGGTATGATTGTGCAATATATACCAAACGGTTTACTTATATGGTTTGGAAGACAGGAGGACATAGATGGCGAATGGCAGTAGTAGACAACGTGGTAGAAGAGGTGGAGTTAAAAGACCTGCTGCAGTAAGTGGTCCAGGTAGATTAGCTAGAAGAACTGACGGTGCCGCACCAACAATAGAAGATGTACGAGGTATGGTCAATGAGTCAGCAGGAGAAGAAGCTGCACTTGTAGATCAAGTAAGACAAGGTAATATAGAACAACCACAGACAACATTTGCTGCACAACCACAACCTGCACCACAACAAATAGGAGGAGTAGAACCTGGTATAGCAGATGTGTTTGCACCAGGAGATGATGATTTAAATGCCTATTCACGTCCACCAATGGAAGATCAATTTT